CCACAACAGGAACCATTGGATTGCTCATCAATTGAGTAAATCTCAAGCCAGCCTTTTCAGCAAGTTGTCGAATTCGTTCGTTCATTTTGAGTTTCTCCTAAAAAGATAACCCGGGCGTACAACTAGGTTGCAGAGGCCCTGGCCGTGTGCTTACTTTTGACGATTGCGAATCATTGCCAAGATGTCTTGGGCACGTGAATCGCCGCCAGAGGATTCTGCTGGTTCAGCTTTTGGTGCCGGAGCAGATTTAGCTACTGGAGCAAGTGCTTCATCTTCGTCGTCTGCTACAGGTGCAGATGCCTTAGGAGTGGCTTTTGGATCGCCGGTGTTCTGGCTCATGCCGGCTGGTTTGAAATATTGACCCCAACGATCCATATCATATGGTTCGCCGTCAACTGATGCTTCAAACATTTCTTTCATAACTTTCAATTCAACTTCGCCTGGCTTCTTAGGCAAGAAGTCTTGCAAATTAAATAAACCATACTGTTTGATAGCCGCTTGTTCGGCATCACTCAATGGACGCTCACGACGTGCCCAAGAACTTGTTGAGTAGTCAGCATAACCTCCCTTGCTACCTTTCTTCATACGATAGTCTAAGCCATGTACAAAGTCAGTTGGCAAATCTTCCAATTCTGGATCGACCAAAGCCGCACGGATTGATGTAAAGATCTGTGGGCCGATAATGAAACGGCGGATCGGATTTTCTGGTTGCTCGTCAGTCTTCTCACCAAGGCCGTCTTCAACAACGAAACCTTGGAAAATGTATGAACGTTTCTTCCAGTACTTACGACCCATATCTTCTAGACTAGGATCTTTAAACCATGCACGTACTTCTGCCAAGATTGGGCAAGTATCGCCATACATTTCTACGCATGGTACTTGTACTGTAATTGGTTTGCTTTCTGATTCACCTTTGATTCCAGCGAATGGCAATTTGATCATTGCACGTTCTACCCAGAAAAAAGTGTTGTCGGAGTTACCATCTGGTAAAAATCTAAGTGTAGATTCTCCGCCTTCTTTGAGATTCCAGAATGGATAAATTGATTTATCTCCACCTGAACGATTGTTGTCTGAACCTTTCGATTCTGCTGCCTTAAGTTTTGCTCTGATTTCTGCTAAAGATGCCATAATTGTTTCTCCTATTAATAGCCTTTGTTTTGCATTTCTGCGATTTTATTTGCCTATATTTGTTTTAGAACCTACTAAAACAAAAAGTGCATATATGTTATTATACGCACTTTTATTTATGTTTACAAGAGAATTTTTGTTCTAAATATGACTATTTGCTCAATTTGATAATTCTAGCCAATTCTTCAGTTATTTTAATATCGTCATCGTCATCGTCATCGTCATCAGGCATTACATGGCTAGGCTGATACGCAAGTGCTGTCGATTCAGCATCTCCAATATCTATATCGTCATCGTTGTCATTCTTACTGATATCGATATCATCGTCATCGTGTTTTGAATGTCCAAACATTTTATCCCATGCAACATTAAATCCTAAGGTTGCCAAAATTTGCATTATTGCTTGTTTACCTATAGTTCCCCATTGGTCAATGCGCATGCTGGCTATCTTGGATGGACTGAGTTTAGCAATGCCCCTGACAATCGCTGCCGGATTTGGAATTAGGCCTTTAGTAAATTCAATTACTTTTCTGATGACGCTAGCACGTTGAGCTATTTTAGCTGCCATTAAGGGACCTGTTACACTGGTTCCTAAACCTGCAGTACCTACAGATGCTGCAATGTCTGCAGCTAAAAATCCCATGTCCAATGCTAAATCTTTATAGGTATAAACTTCGCCCAGGGAAGGAATTACTGGATCGTCCCAACTCCAACTTTCGTTTAACGGTCTAGTAACTTCGGTAATTTTCATATTAACCGCGGGCTAATTGAACAATTCTTGCCAGTGCTTGATCTTCACTATAACTTATACTTTCAGCTGTTGGCGCTTTTAAGCCAATACCGCCAGTTTTTGGAGTAAGAGCATATGGTGAAGGAGCAGATGCTGGTGTTGCAGGAGCCGCCGCTGGTGTAGTAGTTGTAGCTGGTGCAGCCGCTGTATTAGTTGCTGGAGGTGTAGTAGTTGTAGCTGGAGCCGCTGCGCCTGCCGGCTTAGCTGCATCAACTGATGTAGCCGCAGCCGGACTGCCTGCTGGTGCTGCCGCAGGTTTAGTACTCGGGGGCATTGCTGCTATTTTTCCCAGTGTATCTCCGGCTTTTACTACATATTCAGACCCGTCTGGCATTTTAATTTTTTGTCCAGGTTGAATTTTGTTTGGATCAGCAATACCGTTGGCTTTAGCCAGTGTTTGAACATTTGCTGGCACAGTTGCTTTAGCTGTTGCCGCAGGAGCCGCTGCCGTTCCGCCTTGTTGGTATCCTTTTTGAGCGCCTTGTACAGCGCCGCCAACAGCTCCAGAAATAGCATTGCCTACCTTACTTGCACCAGACTTGATATCATCCCACACACCTTCAGTTTGTTGATGTGTTTCAATAATTTTTTCTTTTAAACGTGATGCACGATTAATCAATTCTTGTTCTGTAATTTTTTTCATCTTAAATCCTTATCTTAATCCTGCAATTTTCAACATTGCAGTTAGTTCTGACTCCATCATACCTGGCATCTCTGCCTGTGGATCCATCATATATTCGTCCGTTTCTTGATTGTGCAAGCCGGCCAAATGACGAATATGTCCTAGTTCGTGATGTGCATCACTGCTAGGATCCATTTTATCGATCATATGTAATACCTGTTGTAAATCTTGTTCTGTAGCGTTTGCAAATTCTCCATTTTTAAAATCTTTTACAATTTTAGTCTTAGCACGAGTTCCGCCAATTGTAAAGTTTTTAGCTTCTTTATTCCAGAAACCGCTAATGCCCTTTAACATTTGCTCTACACCAGATTCATGTGCACTAGTATCAAATCCAAAATCTTTAGGACTCATTCCGCACTCTTCGATACAATCGTGTAATGTCATTTGTTTGTGGCCAAAGTCTAAAGTAGTGTCTAGACCAGCACCAGATTTTTTAGCATTGTGAATAGCTTTAATTAATCCTGCATGTGCTAGATGTCTAGCTGTACTATAACCCTGACCGTGTTTGCCAGCCTTAGCAATTGGATTCTTTCTTGGAGGATCCGGATCAAATGGTGGCTCTTCGTCACTGCCTTCTGCAACCGGTGCTGGTTCTTCAGGCGCAGGAGTTGCCGCTGTAGCATCTGGTGCTGGAGGAGCTTCGGGAGCTGCCGCTGTAGCATCAGGTGCTGGAGGAGTTGTACCTGCTTCCGGAGGTAGTTCTTCTCCACCGACTTCGCCGTTTCCTTGGAAATCTAATTGTGGAAGAATTCTAGCTAGATCTGGATTTGTCTTAGCCATGTCCTGCAACTCTACCTGGATGACGCTACGTGCATCTAAATCAGGGTCAATATCTTTCATCTTTTCTAAGAATTCTGGATCATCAATTAGGCCTTTTAAGCTGTCAACAATGTTAATACCTGATGGGCCGCCTTTCAATTCTGTACTCATAATCTGATTGAATTTTTGAATTGCAGTCTGCTGAGTCGATTTATTAGGACTGAACAATGTATCTGTACCGTCTTGATTTTCTTCATCTTCGACAATACTATTGATAAAACTTTCAAACTGGTCTTCTGGATCAGGCACTGGATATTTTTTATAACGACTTTGGATATCATCCGATTTCTTACCTGGTTGTCCGTGGCCATCTTCGTAGTCAGTCTTAGTGTGCTTAATACCGTGCTTAGTCTTTTCAACCTTACCACCCTTGTGGGTAGTACCAGTTTCTTTATCGTCGTCAAATACTTCGCTTATTAAATCTTCTGGACTTAATTCTCTAACGGCAATGTTTTCTCCGACTAAACGGTAGATATATGGAAAAGCTGTTTTTAAATCTTCATTGAATGTGCGAATTGTTAATCGATCAATCCAGTCATTTAGAATTTCTTCAGGAATTTCTTGTGATTCATTTGCCGTAAAACTTTCTGCAAATTGCTGATAGTAAGTGGAACGTTGTAAATTTTGTACTTCTTTCTTTACTGATTCAATGCGCTCGTTAACACGACCGTTAATATCGTCCATGGCTTCTGACAATGTTGCATTGCGGCCAACATAGTTTTTAAATTTACGTAATTGTGCTAGTTCTTCACTTAGGCTAGTAATATGTTGACCAATACCATCATAAGGATTGCCGCCAGATTTTAAATGTTCTGCCAGTGCGCGAGCGCCATTAAGATGTTTGTAAGGATATTTAAAACGTTCGCCATCTGCATTTTCTACCCAAATGCCTTCAATATGCATTGTACGGCCGGCAGCTAATTCTGTATTGATAGGTTGGCTATGTTTAACAATTAACTTAGCTTCTCCTAAGTCTTGGTAACTCATACGAGCTGTCCCATACATTTTACTTTCCATAATCGGTTCCATCTGTTCTTCCTTGGGTTTTGCTTGAAATGCGTAATCGCGTTTATCCAACTCGCTCTTGCCTATGTTTTGTACATCAAATTTTAGTAGTCTATTTTTGGCAAATTGTCTAAAGCTACGAATAAATCTAAATGCGCCATGATGTTGGCTGTCAGCTAGTTCTCCGCTGAGTTGCATAACAACACCGTCATCTTCGTCCAATGTTATTGCAATAGTACCTAGTGATTCGCCATTATCTTTGTATTCAAATTCAAAGAAACGAGCCTTAGGAATATCAGTTTTTTTACTGAGTACTTTTGCTTCTTCATCACCGATTTTAATGTCAGGAAAACGTGTTTGTATTTTTCCGTACAGATCTAGTGCAATTTTATCTAAATTCGTGTTCATGTTATATTTATGTAAATCCAGAGGATATGTATATGGGCAACGGTGGCTCCCAATCAGTTTCGCCGTCTAATTCACTGGCTACACGCATAAGTTCAAACACTTGTGGGTCCCATTCTGCCAGCACTAGACTCATTCGCACTACTAGTAACACAGCTGCTACTAGATCATCGTGTTGCCCTTCTTTGGCTTTAAAACTAGTGCCAGCAGCAATATAAGTTTTTAATTCGCTAATTAAGCCGCGACTGTTTAAAGTCATTTTGTCTTCTTCTATCAGATATTTAATTTTAGCACAGGTAGATATTTTATTACCAAATGTAGTATTGAATCCTTTGCGGAATTTTTTAACATGCCCTTTACGCATAGGTTCACTTAGGAACACTCCTGGGAATGTTTCTTCGCCAAGATTTTCAATAACAACTAAGGCGCTTTCGCCCACAGTATTGTTTTCTACACTCCAATAAATGGAATTAAATGCATCTCCGCCAATTTCATTGCTAATATAAATTAATATATCTCTTAGTATTTTAACCTGCTGTTGCACAGGTGTAATATTATGTTGCCACTCTGCAACCTGTATCATTTCAGGCATTTGAAAGACTTCTATAGCACCGTAGTCGCCGCCGGTTCCTAGACTAGGGTCTAATGCTATTAGATATATTTTTCCTGGTTCAGGTTTTCGCCACCAACGGACTTGCCCCATTTTAAATTGCGGTTCACGCCCGACTAAATCTACAAGTTTTAAACTGTTAATTAGTGTTTCGTCAAATACCAGAAACTCGCAACCATATTCTCGACGGAAACGTTCTTCACCGATACGACCCATCTCAGTCTTTTTCCACTGTTCGTCACGGTCTGGGTGTTCATGCCATTCTGCACGGAAACCATGAAATCCATTACGACCCACTCGGTCATCTTTTTCATTGCCGTACTCGTCAAATAAATCTTGACTTTCCTTCCAGATTATTGCAAATTCGTCTTCATCACTGTTAGGAGTACTAGTAATAATTGCTCGTCCACCAGTTGCTAGTGTCGGCGATATTGAAGTCCAAAACTCTGTAGCAATGTTTGGCTGAACAAATGCAAACTCATCACAATATAGTAAGGATATGGACATACCACGACCGGTATTACCAGTAGTAGTAGCTGAAACAATTCTTGATCCGTTTTCAAATTCAATGCTCCCTTTATTATAATTTACCACACCTGCGCGAACATAGTCTTCACACAGTTCGTATCCGTAGCGAATACGTTGCATAATTTCCTGACTGCCTGTGTACTTGTGGGCGGCCACTAGAATAGTTTGATCCGGGTGAAACATGGCATACCATAGCAAGTATGCTGACGCACACGTAGTTTTACCACTTTGACGCGGTAGCATGTTGATGTTAAACCTGTAATCGTGATAAGCACTTAGTAATCTTACTTGATAGTCAAACGGTTCAAATTTTACCTTGCCCTTTACCGGATGCTGAATATGAAAAAAGTTTTTGGCAAAATGTAAATAGCCAGTCTGGGGGTCAGCACATTTTAACAAGTGTTCAACTTGCTCTTCTGTAAACTTTTCTTTAGTGTGCGCTTTTTTTGTGAGTACCCCATCCAAACTTTTAGCCATTTATTACTCCTTTACTCCATGTTTTCCCTTTGTTCCAAGGAACACGTTTTCCTGATTTATAATCATCTTTAAGGGTATTGCTAAGTTTTGTTCTTGTCTCTTCTGCCCATTGTTTGCCAGTATTGATTTCGGACAATGTCTGTTTCTGTTCAT